AAGGATTTAACTCCGCTAGGTATTCGAATTTCCAGAACTAAAACTGGACTTCCTTCGTTTATTCCTTTGGTTCAAAGACGCATAATCATGTCAGATCCAGTAAGTATGAGGTTTTGATTAACTTTATTATCCCTATATAGGGATATTAAAGTAGAGGGTTTTGTTAAACTCTCTACCATCACTTCTCCATCCTTAATGGCTGAAAATGCTTATGACGTTGATGAATTTATAGTAAATTTTGGTCAGAGACTATTATCTATCGAAGAATTCACAATTCTTAGAGACGACTTTAGTAAAAAACCTTTAGATACTGTTATCCGGAGAGTGGCCCCATTGGGGGTTGATCATCCGGCTTTCAGACCATCTGGGTTCGATATTTCTGTAAAAGATATTCTCGCCCAAATAAAAAACTATAAAAAAGGAACACGTGAGGATTTATTCCTAACTCTTAAAAGTGGTCCACAAGGAGCATTAGGAGAGACTCAGATCTTTAATTCGCATCCTATTTCGGTAATCAGAGCATTAAATGCTTTCTTTTTACCAGAGAATAGATCGATATTAAAATCTTTAGAATTCTTAATGAATCGGACATCAGACTATCTTGGGACAGTTTATCTTTTGTGAAAAGATTTACTTGATCAACAAGATATGATTTCTGAATACCCTCCTGTTCACCACTACTTAGGAAAATTAGGTTTAAAACTAGAACCTGCGGGGAAAGTTCGAATATTTGCTATGGTAGATATTTGGACTCAATGAGTCTTAAAACCAGTTCATAGTGCTATATTTAAACTCCTGAGCGATAAATTCATTACGGATGGTACTTTTGACCAAGGAAAACCGTTAAAACGGGTTCCTTGAAATATCAAAGGTACTCCTATTTATTCTTACGATCTAACAGCGGCTACCGATCGGTTACCTTTATTTCTTCAACAAGAAATAATTCGTTTCCTTTTCGGTGGTGAATTTTCTCATCATTGAGGAAATCTGCTTGTTGGTCGTCCTTATAAATTACCGAAACAGAATTTAGGTTCGGGCCTTAAATACCCTAAGGATTATCCAGAAAGCATTAAATATGCTGTTGGACAACCTATGGGTGCATTATCTTCTTGGGCAATGTTGGCCTTGACGCATCACTATATCGTTCAATACTCCGCTTGAAAAAGTGGAGCTTGTCCTCTTAGTGAATTGTTTACAGGTTATGCATTGTTAGGAGATGATCTCATTATTTGAGACCGTGATGTTGCTATTAAGTACTTGGAGACTATGAAAATTTTGGGTCTAGAAATTAATCTATCTAAATCCATCATTTCAGAGTCTACTCAAGGACTTGAATTTGCAAAAAGAACAATTATACGAGGTATCGATGTTTCACCGATTCCCTATAAAGAACAAGATGCTTCTAGGTATTCATTACCCGAATTATTATCATTTTGTAAAAAATATAATTTATCTTTTTTACAAACGATTCGATTCTTAGGTTATGGATATAAAGTAGATCCAACGAAAAATTCACGAATCATTAGAGCTTTGAAAATTGCTCTTATGATTCCTAAATCTCCGCGAGATCTATTAGAAATCTTTGTTCCTACTAGGGCCTTGTTTAATAGCCTTACGGAAACCTCTGTCCATTTGGATAGAGATTTACTATCTATTTTAATGGATCACAATCCTAGAATGTTAATGATATTTTTCTCTTTCTTAAGAGATCAATTATTAGTAATTAATAGGAAATGTGATTCATTTAGTAGAATCCGTACGGAAATTCTTAAATCAAATAAATCGGAAGATTTATTGGTCTCACTTAAAGGTCGAGTTCTTAACTCTGCGTGGAACCGTGATTTGTACTTATTAGAAAGTCTTTATGACGTATCTAATAGACATCTCCATTCCTTGGATATATGATATAAATATTATACATCCGGTAAATCGACTGAGGGTAAACCTCATCATTTACGGGGGTTGCTATCCTTCTATCTAAAATTTTTAGTAGATACGACAGCTGTTTTATCAAGTTCAAACATTGAAGACTTATTACATCCTAAACGATCTATCTCAGCTTCTCGGTCTCATTATGAGGCCAGAGCAAGATTAGAGTTGTGGAATAAATGGTCAACTATTATGTCTAAAGTTAATAAAATCACTTAATTAGTATAATTAAATAATTAATTATTATGTTTAATCCTTTATTAGTTCTTAGCTCTAGATTTATTGCTCCAGTGATGTTGCGATTTATTGGTTCAGCCATGAGTTATTCATTATTACGTGGTGTGATCGGAACATTAGTTCCGTTTCTAACTAAACTTCCGGTTAGAAGTCTATTACAAATAGCCTTCAACCGTCCCATCATGAGTGCTGGGGGTCAAGTGGTTACTAACGTGTTAGCTCTTAATACTGTGAGAACAGCATTAACGCTATTACCCGGAGTAACAACATCCTTGATCCAGTCTCATTCATTGGGATTTAGTTGATTAGTTAGACTTATCACGTGATTATGATTAATCATGAGCTTGACATCATTAAGTACAACATTATCATTTGTACTACCATTAGCATTGAACATGCTGGGTTATATGTCAGATAACATATCTGCCGTAGCCCCGTTATGTCTCTACTTAATCGGAATAGTGAAGCCCTTGATCCCTTCTTTCTCATGAGAGTTATTTTACTCAGTTAAAGAATTCCTTATTACAATACTGTCTTACGATAGTATTAATAATTCGGTTATTCCTGCTGCTAAAACAACTTCTTATTGAGGAATTAGTTTTCTTGTGATGTCTGAAGTAATCCTTAATTGGATTGCTCCAGTATTCTCTTGGCATAACTTTCAAGATTCTGTAGCAGCTATTGGTAGCATGATTGGACCGTATCTTCCAATATATCTTAAAGACTCATTATCTGCACTGGCTGGAGGTATACTATTAATAATAGTTGCCCCATTCAGTCTTTCAATGAACTGTCTCCCATATCTTCATTTCCTACTAGGTTATCTACCTTATAGTAATGAATTATGGATTGGGCTTCAATGGGTGGGAAACCACACCTTAGCCTATATCCCATGGGACAGTATCGCCAAAGGTATATTGAAATTTCTCGGATTGTAGCTTACATCTAGTACCTAAACTTAAAGTTTAACACTAACTAAGTTGTTTCTCGTCTCAGGGCTCATACATACAATGGGTATCAGTTTAACTGTTATCCCTAAGTATTTTGTTCACACCTGAGTGAGACCTGCATCTAAAAGACGAAAGTCGGGGTGGTGCAGTATGTGACC